GCCCCAAACCAGAATGATTAAGCGGCCATGGAAACCTCACTATCACAAACACAAAGGCCCACTGGAGCCGGACATGACGATCTTGCTCACCGCTGTGGCCAGAGAGCTGCTGACAACCTGGGAGATCACCAAGGACAAGCTCCTGGTGGACAGGCACCTGGCAGCCGTGGACAAGCTCTACGGCAAGGGTGCAGAGCAGCGCGTCAGGCAGTACATGCGACAGGTGGCCAGAGATGAGCGACATGTCTGAATCAATTGCATTTGCGCTACCCAAGAAGCCGCGCATCAGAGAGAAAGAGCCGATGCCGGATCAGCGCAAGGTGTGTGTGCTGCCGATCAGAGCCATCACAGACAAGGCCATCACAGACAACATGCTGCGCATACTTGCTGTGCTGTGTAGCTACTGCAACCGAGCAGGCTTTACTTGGGTAAGCCAGAAGAAGCTGGCCGAGGACATGAAGGTCAGCCGCCAGGCCATCACCAAGCAAATGGGCAAGCTGATCGCTGCAGGCTACGTTGAGGTGGTCAGGAAAGGTTTTAGAGGCGAGAGGTCAAACACAGTGCGCGTGATCTTTGACATCACCGTAGACGCAGCCACGGCCATCGCAGTGACCAACTCAATCGAGGACACACGGCCACCAGTGATCAAACAGGAGCAAGCCATGGCCCAGCAGCAAGAGATAGACCGAGCTGGCCAGGCTCGCATTGCCAAGATGATTGGTCAAGCACTCAGGAATAACCAACCAAGAAAGGAGCCAACCATGGCAGAGAAAAAGGACAGCATGACTGTCAGGAAAATGAAGGAAGAGATCGCTAAAAAGAAGCCACCGAAGGAACCTACATACGCAACCCCAGAGGTTGCCCATGTAGAGAGTTCTAAAGTTGCCAATGAAGCGCTCCATAGGCAACCATATAGGCAACCTAATACGGTTGCCCTTAACTCAGAAGAACACATAAGAGAGGATACATATAAGGTTAAATCTTTAAATACAATTAAAGATAACTTAAGGTTAGTTCTAGGCAACCAAGTTCCAAAGTTGATCGATGCCGGATTGACCGACCAGGACATCGATGACGGCCTCGCAACCCTGTTGGCCATCTACGCAGCTGAGGGCATCACACCGAAGGAGCAGCACCTGGTTGATGGATTGATACAGTTGAAGCGGGATGCCAGATGATTGAAGGCACCGCCAAGGCATCTAGATCGATCCATACGCCACGATCACAGGCAAGCCTAGACATGGGTAGCCTGTACATGTTGCAATCGCTCCTACGTCGTTTTAATCGATCTGTACATGTGTCATACGAACGTATGGATTCTGTACAAGCAGGGGGCATGCTGCGACGTGTGCCCTTGGAAGCGACCGAAACCTATATGCGCCAGCGCTATGCGCGCAATACCGGGCGCGTTGACGGGCGCGTAGAAAAACGACCCTTCCCCCCTCCCCCTCACCGTAGCGATACGGGGGTTCCCCACAATTTTTCCCCATCTTCTCAACAATTTTGTACACTTACCAACAGCAAGGATTGACTTATGGCATACGAACTTAAACCTGGACAAGGCTCGGCCTTTGTAAACAAATTTAAAACTGAGGACTGGCATGCGGCTTACCGTGGCGAGGTGATGCTGCCGGACGGCACGCTGTGCTACCTGGATGTCAAGCCTGGCAAGACGGCTGCTGGCGAGCATTGGTTCTCGATCAAGATCGGCAGTGCCAAAGCGCCTAAGCCTGTGCAGGCTGCAGCGCCAGTGATGGCATCTGACGACAGCGATATACCGTTCTGATGGCCACAAGAAAGTCACCGTCCAACATTCCCAACTTGACTGGCTGGGGTGGTACTCGCTCGATTGAGCGCAGGCTTGAGAGGTCTACCACCTTGGCCGGCAACCGTGAGGCTGTGGCGTATGCATTGCTTTGCATGGCGAACACCAAGATCAGCGACATCATGACTTGGGATGAGGGTGGCAACGTGACCGTGAAGGCTGCGCACCAGATCCCTGAGCATGCGCTGACGGCCATCAAGTCAATCAAGCAAAAGGTTGATCGGGATGGCAACTCAACGCTTGAGATTGAGCTGTATGACAAGGTCGGAGTGCTGCGCATCCTGGCCAAGGCTTCTGGACTGCTGGACAACCCAGATGAGTCTGACAAGCCTTCGGTGATCGGGATCAATATCAAGTCACCGATCAGTGACATTGTTGACGTAAAGGGAGATTGACATGGATGAAAAGTTTATTGACCGGATGATTGAAGTGCTGATGCTTGAGCTTGATACCGACCTGGATGACCAGGCGTGGGAAGACATCTGCGACGACAAGCTGGACTTGCTGATTGACCTTCGCAAAATGAAAAAGGGTATGCATGAGCCGGACTAAAGAACAAAGCGGCAAGCAGATGCCTACAACGGGGCTGAACCTGGATTTCAGCGCAAGCCCCCAGGTGTGGGGCTTCTTGCAATCTAACGCCTTTGTGCGCGGCATGATGGGGCCGGTGGGGTCGGGCAAGTCTTATGCGTGCGCAGCCGAGATCATGATGCGTGCTGTTAAACAAAAGCCCTCTCCCATTGATGGCATCCGCTACTCTCGCTTTGCCATTGTGCGTAACAGCTACCCCATGCTGAAAACCACAACGATCAAAACGTGGATTGATCTTTTTCCTGAGTCAACCTTTGGGCCACTGCTGTGGACACCGCCTATCACGCACCACATTAAGCTGCCCAGCCGTGGTGACGCAGCTGGCATTGACTGTGAGGTGATCTTTTTAGCCCTTGACCAACCCAAAGACGTGCGCAAGTTGCTGTCTCTTGAGCTGACTGGTGCCTGGGTGAACGAAGCGCGTGAGCTGCCCAAAGCTGTGATCGACGGCTTGACCCACCGTGTGGGCCGATATCCGACCAAACGTGATGGCGGGGCGACCTGGTCGGGGATCTGGATGGACACCAACCCGATGGATGACGACCACTGGTGGTACAAACTGGCTGAAAAAGAAAAACTCACCGGCCAGTTTGCCTGGAAGTTTTTCAAGCAGCCTGGTGGCGTGGTGCCGGTTGACCCAGAGAACTTGCCAGAGATGCCCGAGGCCAACGACCACATCTTCGCGGCTGACAAGTGGTGGAAGGTAAACCCCAAAGCTGAGAACCGCAACAACTTACCGCCTGGTTACTACCTACAGATGCTGGGCGGCAAGACGCTGGACTGGATTCGATGCTATGCGGGTGGTGAATATGTCTACGTCCAGGAGGGTAGATCGGTCTGGCCAGAGTATGACGACTCGACCATGTCTGGCGACACCGACATTGACCCAAATGTGCCTATCCAGGTGGGCCTAGATTTCGGTTTAACCCCTGCAGCCACCATTGGCCAGCGCTTGCCTAACGGTCGGTGGGTGATACACCAGGAAATTGTCACCTTTGACATGGGCCTGGAGCGTTTTGGCACACAGCTGCTGGCTGAATTGAACGCTCGATACCCGAATCACCAGGTTTTGATCTGGGGTGACCCAGCTGGTATGGCCAGAGATGCCATCTATGAGGTCACTGCCTTCGACTTCTTGCGCACACTGGGTCTAAAAGCGCAGCCAACTGCGTCAAATGACTTCAAAGTGCGACGTGAAGCGTCGGCTGCCCCCATGATGCGTCTGGTTATGGGTAAGCCCGGCCTGATTGTGAACAGAGAGTGCAAGCTGCTGCGCAAAGCGCTGGGTGGTGGCTACCATTTCAAGCGAGTTGCGGTCGGTGCTGGCCATGAGCGCTTCAAAGACGCGCCAAACAAGAACGAACACTCACACATTGGTGACTCATTTGGGTATTTAATGCTGGGCGGTGGCGAGTACAACCGAATGACACGCACACACCAGCTCGGTGGCCGCGCTCCTGGCATGACGACGGCTGCTTTGGACTTTGATATCTTTTCATGACCAACCTGATAGACACCGTCAACGAAAAGCTGGCTTGCACCGGCATTTACTTTGAGCCGATTACTGATTGGCACATTGAGCGACTGTCTGAATACGTCAAAACGCCCTGGCCAATCGATCCGCTAGACACTATTCATTTCAACATGGAGCGCGGCCCAAGCGGTGCCCTGTACTACAACGGCAAACTGCTTGGCATCATCGGTGTTGCCGTGCTGTGGAAGGGTGTGGGTGAGGTGTGGACGATCATCGACGACAGCATCAAGCACAAGTACAAGCGCCAGCTGATTGTTGGTGTCAGAACTGCCCTTGATATCACTCAGATATCGCTTGCTTTGACCCGTGTACAAGTAGCAATAGAATCGAATGAATATTATTCGAAGAGCTGGCCGCTGGCGCTGGGCTTCACGCTTGAGGGCGTGATGCGCAACTTCGGAATTGACGGCTCAGATTACACACTCTATGGGAGGATCAGACCATGCCAGCACCAATCGTCGCAGCTTTAATCGGAGCGGGTACCACGGCTTATGCTGTGAACCGTTCGCAAAGTGCTGCAAGCAAAGCTAGGGAGCAAGCTGCTGCAGCTCAAGCTTCAGCAATTGAGCAAGCCACTCTTAATCGGAATCAAGCTGCAGCAGATGCTAAAGCAGCGCGTGACTTTGCTGCATCAGAAGCTGAGAAAAGTCGTCTTACTGCTGCAGAACAAGCCAAGCTCACGCGAGATCAACAAACTGCCCTTGCTGCTCAGCAAAGTCAACTGACCAAAGATCAAATTGCCGCGCAACAGGCAAGCGCTACATCTTCATTGGAAGCCGCTAAATTAACTGCAGCGGAACAAGCCAAGCTGATGCAAGGTCTTACAGCTCAACAAGGCGCTGCTGCAGAAGCCGCCAAGGCTCAACTGTTTCAGCAGCAAAAGCAGTACGAAGAACAAAAGATGATGATGGAAAAGCAAGCCCGTGACCAGGCGGCTGCGCTTGATGCTGAGCGTCGCAAGATTGCAGAGCGTGAATCTGGTCAGATGACTGCACGACGCAGGGCTGGTCGCAGATCTTTGCTATCCACCGCCAGGATAAACCCAGAGCTTGGCCTTGCACCAGCTGCAAATGATGAAAACCAGCTGAAGACCCTTTTAGGAGGTTGACATGGCTTTACCAGACCAGCGTCTAGCTGTATTTGAAGACAATGTTGGCGCCCTGGAAGTGGGCGCTGATCTGTCTAACCCAGAAGACGAATTTGCTGCGCAACTTGCAGCAGATGAGGCTGCGGCAGCGGC